GTATGGTAGTCATGTATGCGGCGTGGGTAGTTGTTTATCCAGCCCTCTATTTCTTCTATTTCCTCGTCGGTCTTATCGTCAAAATTTGTGCCTTTGGGGACTTTCCGGCGCACCATTTTATTTGTTACCTCATTCGTCCCCCGCTCCCAGCTGCTATACGGGTGGCAATAATATAAATGTGTTCGCTTTTCTCCCTCTACCAGTGCAGAACGCTCTAAGCCCTCTACGTCTGCAAACTCGCTGCCGTTGTCTACTGTTATGGTCTTAAATACCTGTCTGAACATATCGCCCCATTTTCTTTCTAAGCGGTCTAAGGCAGCTACTACCGCCTCGTCTGTATGGTCTGGCAGCTTAAATATGATTTCGTCCCGTGTCTTTCGCTCCGTCAAAACCAGCAGCGTATTTTTTGACTTCCCCCGCTGCCCTATAACGCTATCCATTTCCCAATGCCCGAACTCTTCCCGTTTCTCTATCTCTTCCGGGCGCTTTTCTATGCTGTCCCCGGCGTTTGCTCTTGCCTGCTGCTTTTTTACTTTATTGTACTTGCGCTTTTCATTCTTCTTTACTGGCAGATTTTTATTTGTCAGCTTAAGGAAAATACCTTTGTCTATGTAACTGTAAAGAGTAGCTACGCATATCGTGGTTTTAAAATCCCCCTCTTTCCCCTGCGCTTTCAGCTCTCCCAGTACCGCAGCCGGGCTGTAGTCCTCGTTTACTATTTTATCCTCTATATAATTTGCATACGCAATATCATTGCCTATTTTAAGTTGTGTGCCTCTTACCTTTAAATTTGCCTCTGCCTTTTCCTGTGCTATATCCGGGCTGTATCGCAATTCCTCTGTATAATCACTGTTGCGGTGCATATACTGCCCTCTCTTAAGCTCATTATAAATCGTGCTGCGGTGTACACCCAGCTGCTTAGCAATCTTTGACTTACTTAAGCCCGCCTTTATCAGCGCCTCTAACTTTATTCTATCTGTCCTTGTCAGCTGGTGGCTGCCCTTTTTATTTGCCATGTCCTTACCTCTCTTTTGTAGTCTATAGAACGACGAAAAGCCGCAAACTCTTTTACAAGTCTGCGGCTCATTTTCTTAAGCTCATTTGCAGCATTTCTTACAAGCTGTATACTTCTTTTTTGCTTGGCTTAATGGTATGCCCTTTGGGTTTTTCATTCCAGAGCAATTAGGCTTACTATGGTACTTCTTACTGCTGCGGTCTATATATACGATTGTTTCGCCTGCTGGCTGTTGGCTACGGTGCTGCTCTTCAACAATAACGTCAAGCTCTATATTGCACCCGAACGTTTGTACCCCCCCCCAGAAATTTCCAGTATTTCTGCGGCATAGCGGGCGTTTGGGTACTTCATTGCCAAATCTTTTGCCAGCTCTGCCGATAAATTCCCCAGTACCTTATTGCCCCACTTTATATATGCGGCAGGCTCTCCGTTATAAGTATATTTTTCTACTGTTATGTCCTCGTCCCCGGTCATTCTACTTAAAATATCCTGTCTGTTTTCTCCATCCTCATTCTCAAAAGTAACGCCTACTATTTTTGTGCGTATGGTTTCCGCAATCCTGCTGCCAGATGCAGCCGCAGGCTTTGGCGCTGCTGCTTTCTTCTCCTGCGGCATTTCTCCGCTCCTTTTTCCAAAAAAAGCGCAAACTGCCGCTATTACTAAGCAGCCAATGCCGCCCGTAATATTGCCGCCCGGCAGTGCTACTATTCCGCTCACTGCAAATAATGCAGCTGCCCCGTATAAAATAATCTGTTTCTTTGCCATAATAAGCCCTCTCTTTCGCCTTTATTTTAATTCTAAAATTTCATCAGCAGAGGCTTTAAGCTCTCTGCAAATCTTCCCCAGATTTATTGCGCTTGGTGTAAGCTCGTTATTCTCCCAGCGGCTTATATCTTTCTGGTAAACTTGCAGGCGTTCTGCAAGTTCCTTTTGCGTAACGCCTGCTGCCTTACGTGCCTTTTTGATATTCTCGCCTAAATTCACTCTTTCCCCTCTCTTTCGTTTCGTATCAGCAGCGCAAAGCATATAATATATAATACCATTTTTGCTATATCCAGTATAGAGGGGCTTATAAAATCCCCGTCAATGATATTTAACACTACCAGCGCCACCAATAAAAGCATGATTTTCCTATTCATATTTTTTTCAAGGTGTGGTATACTTGCCTTAGAGAAAAGTACCCCCGTAGGGGGCTGCCCTTTACAGGGCAGCTTATGTATTTACTTTTTCTTCTTGGACTTTTTAGACTTCTTATGTTTTATCAGCTGGCGGGCTGTTAAGGCTAAAACTAAGATTTCTATTAAGTCCTTTACTATTTCTAAGGCATCTTGTACGGTATCCATTACCTTTTTCTCCTTTCTGCGCCTTGCGCTTTATAGTTTCTTACTGTTCTCCTTTCATGGTTCTATTATATACCTTTTTCGGTATATTGTCAACGCCTTTTTTGTCAAATCTCAAAAAAATAAGAGGGTGCGCCGCCCTCAAACGGTACACCCTCAACGCCCTTATGCTAAGCGTGTGCAGTAGTCAAGGCTTATCCAGCCGTTTCTATCCTGTGCGTATGATTTTAATAAGCCCCAGCCTGCTGTACTGCCTATTCCTGCCTTAACCTCTGTAATGGTAAATATCCCCTTGCCTGTATATTCCCCCGTCTTTGCATAGTCTGTGCCTGCTCCCGTCCTTATGTTCAAGTCGTCAATCTCTACCCGGACTTTAAACGGCACGCCCGCTGCTGCCTGCGTCGTTTCCTGTGGTGCTGCCGCCTGCGTCCCGGCGTACTTGTTGTAATAAGCAAGCCCGTACTCTTCACGCTTTTTCTGTACCGCCTCGCTCTGGTCTGCTGGTTTCTCAAATCCCGTCAAAACCGCATCAGATGCAGCACGTACCGACGTTGCCGCTTTGAGAGTACCCATAACAGACTTGTAGCCCTGCAATTCCTGCCACAAATAAGCAAGCTGCATATTCATATTGCCGATAGATACGCCCGCCGCCCTCGCAGCATTAAGTAAGCCCTGCTTTCTGCTGTAATACGTCCACTGTGCCAGCCCGTAGCCTGTGCTGTCATGTACAAAGTTTGTATAACTGCCGTTGTCTACTTCCGCTGTGTACTGTGCATCTGTCTTGCCAAATTTTTTGTTATAAGTATTCTGCAAATTCTGCGGATTAAGCCCACTTTCTGCAAAAAGGTTTCCCATAATTCCAGCTACGGCAAAATTATTAAGCCCCTTGCTTTTCAGAAAATCCCAGATTGCTTTTTCTGTGGCATCTGCTCCCGGTGCTGCCGCATCTGCGCCGCCTGCTGCCGCTCTGCTGTATACTGCTTTTCCGTTCCAATCATAAACGCTGTAGCCGTCTATGCAGGCTTTCTTTGCATTATCCAGAGAAGAGAACGCCCCTAACTGGCTCTTTGCATCTTTCCAGCTCTTACGCACACGGTAAAGCTGCTGCGGCTGTGATGCTCCGGCACTGTCTGCGCTTATCTGCCTCTTAAACTCGTCCCATACATGCTGCGTGCAATTATATACATAAGGGTTAGGGCAAATCTTCCCCGTAACGTCATAATGCCGGATAACGTGCGACGCAGGCACGTTGTACTTTTTCATCAAGTACCGTGTAAGCTCCACTGCTGCCGCTATGGTTGCGTCCTCAAAATACCAATCTTTATCTGTTGCCCCCAGACTTGCAGTATTCCTTTTTCTTACGCAAAGCTCAATACCGATACTGTTTGAATTTCTGCACTCCCCATGCTTATAGCTGCTTGCGCCACAATGCCACGCTATGTCTGCATCTTCCACGCTCTGCCAGATTTCCCCGGAAAATCCTACAAAGTAATGTGCAGACGCTCCAATATACTGCCCGGCGTAATACTGGCAGTTTGCCTTTGCTCCGCCCAGTGCGCCCACGTAATGAATTACAATGTACTTGATACGGCTTAAGCTGTTCTTGTCCGTAAAATTATACGGCGTAAATAAACTGTTTATCTGCATATTACAAGCTCTCCTTTCCCCAAAATCCCATACTGTCTGCATCATGTGAGTTTCTAAACTCCCGCAGCTCGTCCGGTGTCATTGCCGCTACCCTTTCCTGCAATGCCTTTAACTCGTCCTCTGCCATGCCCTTTGTGTTCTCGCTTTTGATTTCTGCCATATCCTATACCTACCTTTCTGCATTAAAATAAGCGCCTGCGGTGTCCCGCAAGCGCCCAGTGTTTCTGCTGCTTATGCTGCCTTTATTCTGTTTTTTCCTGCTGCCTCTCTGTCTTTACGCTGCCCGTTGTGCTGTCGCCCGGCAGCTCGTCCAGTTCGTCCGTGTCCGGCAGCTCGTCCGTATACTTTGTAAGGAAAGCCCGCACGGCAGCCCATACCTTTTTAACAGGCAGCCCGCAAAGTGCCATATTCTTAAAAATGCTGGTAATCTCGTATGCGATATAAAGCAAACTGAAAAATTCAGCCACGCCCACGGTGCTAAGCCCCAAATATGTACGTACCGTTTCCGGGATAAAGCCGATAAGGTTAATCTTAATCAGCATATCAATAGCCAGCATAAATACCAGAGAAATAAGCATAGCAACTTTTCTGATTGCGCCGTCAATCCCTGCACAGCTGTTAAACCTTTTCTCTTTGACTGCCCGCAGCACTCCAAAAACCGTATCAAATACAATCGCCAGTATTACCAGCTCAATAACCTTGTTGTGTGCTGCCACGTTGATAAATTCCATAATTCCCATTTCCATAAATCCTACCTTTCTCTTATTTGCAGCCTTGCTGCCCTCTCTTTCAGCTCTGCGCCGTCGTACCCTGCCGCCTGCTCCCAGCTTTCCAGAGTGGTAATTAAGTCTGCAATAAGCCTGCTTTGCTGTTCAATGGTTTCCTGCTGCTCCTGCACCACTCTTAATAAATTGCTGCTCATGTACTCACTCCTGCGCTTTTTTACTGGCTATGCCGTTTTCTGCGTTTCCACCCGCTGTATTGCCGCATCTGCCAGCGCTATTACTTTCTTTTGTAGGTTGTAGCTGTCGGCGTGTCCTGCGTGTCCCGTCCAGCTTGCAATACTCTTTTGCAGCTGCTCTTTGGTTATCTTCCCGCTTTCGTACTTCTTGATTGTCTTTTTGATACGCTTTACACTGTCCGGGCGTACTTTCCTATGCGTTGCCCTGTGCTTATAGCCTACAAAGTCAATGCCATTCTTTGCGGCTAAAATCGTGGTCTTTGGGTTAAGCTCTAGCTTAAGCTCGTCCCGTAAAAATCTTTCAATATCTGCCAGTCAGCGCCGCAGCTGCTCCTTATCCGGGCTAAGTATAATAAAATCGTCCATATAGCGCATATAATACTTTGCGCCCAGCGTGTGCTTTATGTACTGGTCTAGCTTATTGAGATAGATATTAGCAAATAGCTGGCTTGTAAGGTTTCCTACTGGTATTCCTACACCGTCCGGCATCTGCCCGTTATGGTCTATTATCCTGTCTATCAGAACCAACGCCCCAGCGTCTTTTATTACCTTTCGCAGCTCTGCCTTAAGCACATCATGGTTAATGCTCTGAAAATAATGGTGTATATCTGCCTTGATTGCGTAAAGCGGCTGGTCTGGGTGGAATTTCTGCCACTCATACAGCCATTCTTGCAGCGTATCAGATGCAGCGTGCATACCCTTTGTTTTCCGGCAGGCGTAAGAGTGGAATATAAAACGCTGGTTAAAAATCGGCTCTAATACATTGTTTATGGCGTGCTGTACTACCCTGTCATAAAACGGCAGCGCCATTATCTGCCGCTCTTTAGGCTCATATACCTTAAAATACCGGTATTCGCTCGGCTCATAGGAAAGCCCCAGTATGTCATTGCGTACCGTTTCTAGGTTATCTTCCTTATCTTTGGTAAATAGCAAAACGTCTTTGCGGTAACGCTTGCATTTTCTGGCTTTATTGTAGGCTTTCTGCACGTTTGCATAATCAGCCATAACCTCTACAAGCGTCACACGCTCGCCGCTCTGGTTCGTAATATGCCCTATTCTTTTCATGTAAAAAGCTCCTGCCTTTCGCCGCAGCTACTAGCCAGCAGCCTTATTTTTTCTCTTTGCCTTTCGGCGGGACAGCCGCTCTGACTATAGGATATTAAGCACTCTGCATAACTCCTTATTTAAGTCCTTGCTAGTGTTCCGTAGATACGCTAAGCCTATAATGCTCTCACTAAGTCACACGCCCCACGCACGCCAATGTTCGTGTTGACGTTCCACGGGTAATTGTTGCAATTCACGCAGCGTGCGCCCGCATTCGCCGCATTGCACCAGCGGCCGCCCGCTATCAGCGCCGCCAAAGACGCATGATAATACTGGTAGATATTTCCAACGTCATACTTTGTGCCTGCGTCCCTCAACGGGCTTTTTTTATCCCAGCCCCACGCCTCTTTATCGTGGTATGTAGCATCTGTAGCGTGCTGCGCTCTGGTAATCAAATCGTTAAGCCATTCATAGACACGCCCCACGGCATCTACAGTGCCTATTGCAGATACAGCATTTACAACGCTGCCCGTAACGCCTCTGCCTGTGTTCGTTGTCGCCGTCCATGCGTTTGTATTTGCGTCTGCCAATCCCTGCGGGCTGCCAAAAGCATAGGCTACATACTCGCTGTAATCCGGCATATACTTCCCGCTCTTCATCAGTCTTTCATTTGCAATATACCAGTTTAAGCCCTCTGTACCAGTCATAGGCGCACAATTAAACTCTGATTTCAGCCCGTATGCGCCGTCGTCAGAATTAAGGTAAATGTCTACCCATGTGCCGCCGCCCAGATATACCATGCTCTCCGGGCTGCATTTCGGGCGGTGTCCCAGCGTCCACACGCTCCGGGGGACAATGCCGTTACTTACCGCACTTTCCCAGCCAGTGCCAAAGATAGTGCCGCTGCTGTTCACGGGCTGTAAATTGCTGTCTACCTTGCGGCAGCGCCCATAGTGAAAGCCGCCAATCTTCCGGCTGTTGCTTGCGTTCCAGCCAGACGGGTAAGTAGAGTTAAGAGAAATAACATACCTCTCGTCCTGCCCGTCAATGCGACTGTCGCAGATGTATACATAGTAGTCGTTTCCTACAGCAAAGGCGCTGCCAATATCCAAATTTGCGGCATTAAGCAGCGTGTTTACGGTCTTGAAAATACCAGAACCGCCCACGGAAATAACGCAGTTATCTACAAGCGTCAGCTCGTTTGCGCCGCTGGCATACAAATACTGCGTTGTCGGCGCTACAATGTCGCTTATCATAGCCATTTTGTTTACATTCAAAAGCGCCCTTGCATCTGTCTTTGTAACATCATCAACCAATAATCTACTCATACTGTTTCAATACTCCTTTCAGCGCTGTAATGTCGTCTGCGGTCATTCCTGCCACCGTGGCTGCCTTTTCCAGCCCGATAACCGTACTATCTGCGGCAATATTCTTAGACAGCGTTAATACTGTCCTGTCGTTGCCCGTTTCCCCTGTAGCCTGCTGCTCGTCGCTCTGGGTATGCGTAACCGCCGTTACCGTCCCGGCAACGTCTCCGGACACAAACGCCATGCCTGCTGCCGCCTCGTCACAGTAATACACCGTTACCGCTTTCTTTTCTGCTGCCACACTCACAATAGCGCACTGAATGTAGCGCTGCTTTTCCAGGCTGTTGATTTTTGCCAGCAAATCTGCTGCCGCCAGCTCCCCAGCCGCCACCAAAGCAAGGCAGTTATAGTAATCGTCTTTTGTTTTAAGGGTTTTCGGAAATCCTTTCATGTTCTACGTCCTTTCTTTAAAATGTATTTGCAAGATAGGAATTGCCGATATAGGCAAGCCCTAATACTGCCGTTTCCTCTGTTCTTTCGTAATGCTGGGATAGCCACGCAGCCCCCATATAGCACAAGCCTAATACTGCGTCATGGTTATAATTGATACCCCAGCCGCTTTCTACTGCTGTCAGCCTCTTATTAAGGCTTTCCAGCGTTCCGTTTATCCCGGCGCTGCTTTCCTCTGCCTGCTGCCGCAGTTCTTCCACTGCTGCTGTCAGCTGCTCAATTTCCAGCTGCAAAGCCCCGGCTGCATCTTCCCCCAGCTTGTCCTTGATACCGTCAAACCATGTGTTAAACTCGGTTTCAGCCTCGGACTGGAAAAGTTTGATTTTTGCCATAAACTCTGTATACGCCTGCAAAAGCTCTGCGTCCCAGCCGTTTAATGTTTCCTCAAAAGTGCTGTAGCGCTCCGTAAACTGGTTTTCATACTGCTGAAAAAGGTTTTCTGTCTTGCTTACGTACTGGTTATAAATTCCGGCAATATCGCTTAGATATTTTTCCATATCCTGCTTATATACGCTAAATTCGTCCAGTACCGCTTGACTGTAGGTATTGAAAAAATCCGTAAACTGCTTTGTCAGTACGCTTGCGTCTATTTCCTCTACCGTACCCTTTACAATGCCGCAGACGGCGCTATTAAAGCGCTGGTCTGTTATATCCTTTGTCTGTATTTTCGTAACGCCCTTTCCTACATAAATGTCAGCTATCGCAAGCTCCCATATTTCCGTATTCCGGGTTATTGCCGTGGCTGTCGGCTTTGCAGACGGTACGCCCTTAAGTACAGCTATGTACATATCACGTTGCGGCAAATCCCAGCGCACTACTACCCTGTCAATGCGGTTTAATGCCCCCTCTGCCGTGGCAAGCGTGATGCTCTGGCTTGCCGGATTTCTAAAGGCGTACCCGTTTATGAACGCATACCCGGCATTTACCTTTACTTCCATGCCGTTATAAGCTATTACCTGTAGCCCGTCGCTGGGCTTTGGAAATATGCCGTTTGCAATGAACGTGGCAAAATACCACGCCCAATCCTCTGCTTTATATACCCTGTCGTATACTTCGCCGTCGTATATGGCATTGAATGGTAAACAATCTGCCATAGCTCCTACCTCACTTTCCTAATTTTGTCTACCAGTGTCGGCAGGCTGTCCCCAAACGTCGCCTCTATTTCCTCTGCGCCTTTCTGGTATGTTTCTGTTACCTCTGTTATTCTTGCGTCTATCTGTATGCCCCATTTTTCCTCTTTGCAAGTTATCCTGTCGCCTAAATCAAAATCAACCTTAAATTTAAGGTTTGAGTTTGTGTTTATGGTACTCACAAAATTTATGGTCTTTCCGTAGCTTTCCAGTTCTGCGCTGCCCCTCGTCTTTAGCATCAGTATATAAGTATCAAGCGGTATTGTTATCTCTGTTTCCCCGCTCTGGTATTTCCTCGCTATGTCCGTGGCATCACAGAAAACCTCTGTCAAGTCCAGCCCTGTAGCGTTCTCCCCGTCTACTGTCGTCATAGGCTGACTTCCGTTGTCGTCAGCTGCCCCCTGCACATAAATAAAGTTTCCGCAGTTCTCAATGCTTGCGGTGTACTCCTGTTCGTTGACGTTATCAAAATCACGGGAGAAAATGCAGGGCGTGTTACCCGCACTGTTTTTGGCTGTAAGGTCTTTTCCCTTATACAGATAAAAGCCGTACTGCTTTGCCCTTTCGTTAATCAGAATGTCATAGCCCAGCTTTCCAGCCTGCGCCCGTGCCTTTACTTCCTGCCCCAGATTAGCGCATACCTCGTTTGCATACTCAACATTACTGCCGCTCATGGTTTCCTGCTCCAATATGATAAACTGTGGAAAGCGCCGCTTTGCGCCTGCCTCGCTGCCGCAGTTTTTCTTTACCATTGTGTTAATCAGCCACGGGTTTGCTGCCGTTGCCACAATCTGCGGATAGATGCAGCGCTTATTTAACCACCAGCCCAGCATAAAGCCTTGTGCCTCTATCTGTTCTAGCCCGTTCTCGTCTTTGGTAATGTGTACGTATGTAATCTGCGCAGCCCTGCGCCATACGCCGCCCGCTGCGTCGGTCACTTCCCTTTTGCCGTCGTGCTTTACAATAATATTGCCCTCAACCAGCAGCTTACTATTGTTGTCCGTAATCGGCGCAAGCAGGCTGAATGTGCCAACATCAAAATACTTTATATGCCATAGCAGGCTTGCCAGCTCGTCGATTGCGCCCAGCGGCTCTATGGTTTTATCAAATATCCTAAGTTCCATGCCGTCACACTCCTAAATATTCCTTGTTGTAGAAAATAGAGACTTCCATAGAATTAACGCCGCTCTCCGCATCATAACGAAAATTGTTGTCTCCTATGGCAAGCTGCATAAATGTACTGTCTACGTCTACGTATCTGAAATAATCCGTTTTCAGCCCGTCCCGTACCAGTACAGCACCTTTGCTGCCGTACTTCGTGTTTATCTCTATTACATCTCCCGTCTGCATGGTAACATTCAGCTTTATAAATTCCCCGGTATCAACATTTAGCAGAATAGGGTTTGTAACTGTCCCCAGCGCCGTAAACCTTATACGCATACCCGTAGATACGTCGCCCTCATTGTAGCAGTCCACTATTACGCTTTCTGCCCTGTACCCAAATATCATGCTTTTCGGGTTTTCCTTTTCAATCACGCAGGGAAAGTGCCACATTCCCACCCAGCTTGCTATATCCTCTTTTTCCTCGTCCTCTTCCCGCCAGAACGGGTTAAGGCAGTCAAGCGGTATGCTAAATTGTATCAGTACCTCTTTTCTCGGCACGTCCGGCTTTCCATGCACCCTGCAATCAATCACACGCTTAAAGCCGCCATATTCGTAGGTAAGCGTGCCGCTAAGCTCCGGGTTAAATACCTTAAGCAGCTGGCGGCGCAGCTCGTATGCCTGCTGCTTGTCCTTTGTATTGATGTGTCCCAGTATGTCAATATCCCTTGCCTCAATGCGCTGCCCTACGTAGGTATCGCCGTGCTGCCCCATACTGTTTGTGCTGTAGACGACATTCGTAACGCCCGCTATGCCGTCTACATCCTTGCTTACGTTGCAATGGTACACGCTGCCTATGCTAAGCTCTATGCTCTCGCCCCGCTCATTCTTATAAACCAGTTTTTCATACTCCATAGGCTACACCGTCCTTGCTATCATTTTGAATTGCCTTGCTGCCTCTTTCTGCTGCTTGGCGTAATCGGTTGTATTTGCGTAAATGTTCTGAATGACGGTAAAGCCGCCTGCTGCCCCGCCGCCTCTCGGCTTTGGTTTCTTCGGGTTTCCGTCACTGTCTACGTCTAAATCCTTGTCAACCTTGACTTTTGCGCCTACGTCAAATTCTTTCGGTATGCTGTCCTCAATCATCTTGTTTACGCTGCCTATTTCCTCTGCAAAGCCTACGCCTACGCCCTGCGCCAGATATACGCCTATCTCGTCCCGCATACGCTTTGACGGGCTGGCAATCCCAAAAAGGTCCTTAAGGAAGTCCATAACATTCCCTACCCAGCCGCTTATTTTGTCCTTTATCCACTGCGTGCCATTGCTTATCCCGTTCCAGATACCGCTTACAATATTGCCGCCAATATCTGCCATTGTGCTGCCGATATTGCTAAACGTGTCCTTAATTCCCTGTATAACATTTTTCATGCCCTCTACAGCTTTGTTTTTTACCTCTGTACCCCATGTAGCCACTTTGGAGATAGCACCAGAAATATTGTTGTAAATCTTTTCTGGTATCTCCTTAACCACATTTACAATGCCCGTAACCATGTTATTCATTACTTCACGGGCTTTCGTAAGCATATTGCTGCCCCATGTA